GAAAATGGTGACCCGTACCGGATTCGAACCGATGTTAACGGCGTGAGAGGCCGCTGTCTTAACCACTTGACCAACGGGCCATGCCTTGCGTCGTGGGGTCCCCACTGGATGGTGCTCCCATCCAGTGGGATGGTACACCTTCAGGGACTCGAACCCTGGACACCCTGATTAAGAGTCAGGTGCTCTACCAGCTGAGCTAAAGGTGCATGTTCTTTCGCTCATTGCGCTTATCTTTCTGTCTGCTCCTCCTGCTCGCACTACGTGCTCAATCGCAGGCTAAGTGCCGCTCCGCGGTTGCCCGCGATACAACGCCTGCCGGCGTTAGTACCACCATGAGCTAAAGGTGCATGTCTTCAAATCGAACCTTCAAAACCGAACAATGTAACTTCAAAGCTCCTCTCAAGGCCTTGCCTGCTTCATTC